TGCGGTTGATCGTGAAAGACGCCACCGAAGGGCGGTTCACTATCGCGCTGGCCTGCATTGGCGCACCCATCGGTCTCTACCTCGGCGCTAAACTGCATCCCTGCAGGGGCCTCCCCCCCCACCCCCACCCAACAGCCGGCTCGTGGCAGCCACCCCCCTCACAAAAATTTCCCACAATTTTCAAAAAAGGCCCCCCACCCAGCCCCGCGCATCCTCGTCCAGCAGCGCCACCGCCTTCCCCAGTACCGTCTTTGCGACCTCCTGATCCACCTCCTGCGTCATCTCCTTCAGCATCACCCTAGCCGCCACTTCATTCCGGCTGTGCAGCACACAGAACACCACCATAATCCGGTGCAGCAGATCCACTACCAACCACAACAAACCAACCCCAATTTACCCACCAAACGCCATAAACACCCTCAATTCGGCACTCTAACACGAGCCAATCTCCTTCCCGATGCCCCTGGCCCCTGCATCTTCTTCTCGATGACCCTAGACCCAGCCTGGACGGAAGGAGACGACCTGCGGGTCCTGGTGGCCATGGAGATTCCTCTTGGCCAGTACACCGTACAGCAGATCCAGGCCGACATGAACCTGATGGCCTCTGCCTACGGCATTCTGGTTCCAAGTGTGCAGGACCTGCTGGACGCCTGGGACGAGATCCAGGTAACAATCGCCACGCAGAATGCCTCCTCGAGTGACGGCCGAGTCCTGACCAAGGCAGACGTACTGGAGTGGACCGTCGCGAACGCCGGCCAACCCACGCCTTCTGCCGAGCTCGACCGCATCAAGTATCTGTTGCGACAGTACTTCTCATTCAGCGTGCTATTACAGCAGTACACCGACCCTTGCGGTGCAGGTAATTTCCGCATCACCCGTTCCGGCTGATGACCAACTTCCTTACCACTCATCCAGGCCAATGACCGACCCCAGCCACCCCGCGATCCGCGACGGCGATCCCAACGGCAGTGATATGGTCGTTGTCCGCTGTCTGAAGTGCGGCTCCACGACCGTCATGAGCGCCGCGTACCAGAAGCACATCCCGTCTTTGACGATCGAGTCGTGCCGGCGCTGCCGCCCGGTCATGGGCTACACCTTCTGATCGTCCCTGGATGGCTTCACCTCTCGACTTCATCGCGAACGCCCACCTTGTCCTGGTGGCCCAGTCTGCCCCTGTGGTCGAGAACGGTCGCATCGTTTCCACCCCGGGCGCGACCTATGCCATCCGTCTGTATCTGGTGCGCCAGGACTCCACGGGTGTGGACACCGGTTGGGCCGACTCCGCCTCTGACTCGATGTTGAGCGGCGCGAGCGGCCCTGTCCGACTGCGTCGTGGCTGGGCCCTGGGCTATGCCGCCTGGACGCCTGGCTCCGCCTGGCCCACCTCTGTCACCACCCTGCTGCCCTCATCCCGCCCCACCTGGCTGCAGGACGGCGCGCTTGGGACCTTGCACAACGGCACCGAGGCCCCTGTTCAGTGCGAACTACTGGCATCCACGGGCCGCTATGGCGGTACCGGCATCGACGCTATGGTCTCCGCTGAGCTCCAGGGTATCCCGATCGTCCTGCGCTCGGGCTCCATCACAAACTGAGCCGTGTCCTCCATCTTCAGCGACAAGGACATCCTTGGACGAATCAAGTCCAAGCAGACCTTTACGGCCTCTGCCCGCCTAAATAATCTCTTAAGATTTGAGTACAACAAGGGCCGCGAGCAAGAGATCCTAGCGAGGCTGCAGAAGGGCATCAACGAGGCCTCACGCCAGATCGCCGTCGACCTGAAACGCGCCCTGGATGATGCGATGCAGTCCTCCGTCTGGCCGCGCGCCAACGGCCCAAGTGCCGACATCGTTGACGAGGGCACCCTGATGGACTCTGGCCGTGTCCTGGCGACCCCGGAGGGCCTAACGATCCAGTACTCAGCCCCGTATGCGACCCTGGTGCACTACGGCGGCTACGTCTTCGCCTATGGAGACCAGTCGCGACGCGTCTACCTGCCGCCCCGCCCTTGGGTGGAGGCCGTCCTGACCGGCAACGGCCCCGTAGAACAATTCGACTTCACGAGCCGCTACGAATCCGCCATCGCCGCCGCCTTCAACGCTTAGGCGCGCTTCAGGCGACCACCTCCGCCAGGGTGAACTTACGAACCAGTACCGCGAGTTCGCTCGGCCCCGGATCACCGTAAAACCCAAACTTAGGACGAATCACATCTTCCGTGGCCTGCGATGCCTGGCTGCCGCCATTGAGCGAACCAACCACCCTGCGGCTCCCGGCCAATTCAAGAAAACCATCATCTCCGGCTTTGATACGGAGCGTCATGTCGTACCACTGATTCAGGCTGACTTCTTCATCGAACACCCCACCAAGAGTGCGGCTGACAACTTGAAGGCGTCCGTGCTGGATCCTTACGCCAGCGATAGGACTGATGACCGGCTGCCAGAACTGAAGCAGGTACCCATTGGCCTCCTTAATGTTGTCACTGCGAACCTTGAAACTATAATCAATAACCAGTTCAGTGCCAAAGTCGAAGATATATCCAGGCGCCAATTCAGCCCGGCGCCCACCCTGATTCTTGTCCACCCTGAACCTGATTCTTCGATTATTGCTTGTGATGTCCCTGCCACCTTCCCGCTGGGCGGACAAAGCGGTCATGGGAAAAACTTTGCCAGCATTCTGCTGAACCCAGCGCCCACCTGACCCCCATGAGCCATCGGCGATCCTGCCCGCTGTGGGCGGCTTGAGTTCGCCGATGCTAGGGTCCAAATCGAAGAGGATCTTTGTCGCCATTACAGGGCATTGCGCAGGACCAGCCCCATTGTACCCTGGCCTACTTCCACCACCGCCCCTCGCGCGCCGCCTTGCACGGAATGTCGTCCCACTTGGTTGGCGGCACCCGATAATGCTCGGAGAGCGCGAATCCCTCTTCGGCGGCCTCATCCCTGCAGCGCTGCCTTCCGACCATCTCGCTGCGCGTCCGAACCCTCTCCCTGAAGCCAGCGAATGGAATATCAGGCTTCTTCCTGTGTGTCCTCGACATCGGCTCGATGCTCCTCGCTGCGCTTGTAGGCTTCCTTGACAAACTCTCTAACAGTTCTGGTTTTCCCTCGTAGACTGGTTCCTGGCGGCCAATCTGTCGGCAGTCCGCTCGAGCATATCAGCGGTCTTCCCAAGCGCGTCGGCAGTCGCATGAAGCGCGTCCCCGGTCTCTTGTAATTCCTTGAGCCTCTGCTTGTCCGACTTGTACTCAGCCATACAGCCCCCCTTCAGTCAAAAGGTTCTTGACCTGTTGCATTAGCTCGTAACCGGGATCCATCTCATCCCCTTCCCACAGCCCCTCGCCGACGAGCAGGTCCTGGCACGTCTTTGCGTGCTCAAAAAGATCTGCAAGGAACCTTCTGTACCGCACTAGCCTGGCTGCTAAGCGAGCTTCCCTTGCCGAAAGTGAATCCCTCGCCCATCGATCAAGAACTTCCTCTGCAAACGCGACGATACCATCCTCCTCGTCGGGTGATTTCCATCCCAGCCTCCAGAGAGCCTTTATCTGTTCTGGCGTCGGATTGCCTGTTGGTATCGGTGGCGCTATCCCAGCGGCTTGCTGGTACCGCGTTGAGATCTGCCTAGGTGCGGGGTCGCCTGTCTGCATCGATGGTACTGCTACAGTGGCCGTAGTCTAGCACGGGGACTCCGTGAAGCTCTACCTCGACGACGAGCGCCCCGAGCCAAAGGGCTGGGCCCGCGCCACGACGGCGGCAGAGGCCATCGACCTGCTCGGCACAAACCACGTCACCGCCCTCAGTCTGGATCACGACCTGGGACCGCCAGAAGCCGGCACCGGTTACGACGTGATTCGCTGGCTCGAGGAGCGCGTCGCTCTGTATGGCTTCCAGCCACCCTCGCTGATCATCATCCACACTGCCAACCCATCGGCCCGCATCAGGATGGAGCTCACCCTGAAGTCGATCCGCCGCATCCAGGACATTCTCGGTATCAAATCGGCACACTAAGCGGCCCAACATGCCGCTTCCATGCTTCCCTTTGTTGTTCAGCCCAGGCAGAAGCCCAGGATCGAAACCATCGGGACGGACGAGTCCGGCAAGATCGAGATCGAGCGTCGCGGCTACCTGACGACCGGCGAGAAGGCCTGGGTGCAGCAGGTTCAACAGTACGACGACGGTTCCTCCGAGATCGTCACCGTGAGCCGCAACGTGGCCCGGAAGTTCAGCCTGGGCATGGACCACGCCTACAAGCTCGTCCTGAAGATCATCAGCGCCACTGCAGCGGACTCCGCCGAAGAGTCCGAGATGATCGACGCCATCGAGAAGGACTTCGCTGAAGAGTTGACTGCCGTCGTGAAAGGCCTTGCGATGGGCCAGGCGAAGCAGGACCTGGTGTATGCGGCCTGCATGCTCCAGTACCGCGTCGACTCGAACTTCAAGGTCGCAGACATCAACAGCGTCCACCCGGACCTGGTGCAGGCCCTGGCACAGCTCTACCGCGACGAAGAGGCGCGCTCCCTGGAGGCATTCCAGTCCACACAGCCCGAGGACGCCGAGGACGCCCCGGAGCCCAGCATTGAGGAGAAGGAAAAAAAGCAAGGGAAGCCAGGCCGTACCCGTTCGAAGAGTACTTCTGGCGACTCAAGCGAGCCTTCCCTGGAGACCCAGACTTCACCCTAGAGCGCTTCTGGCTGCTCCCCTACGAGTACGTCCTGAGGGCTGTAGATCGCAGCGAGGAGCTCGAGCGCGAGCGCCTGCACAACGAGGAGCGCTCCACCGCCTTCATCGCATTCCAGATCGCTGAGTACACCAGGGACCGCAAAGCACGCCGCCGCCCCTACAGTCTGGACGACTTCTTCTTCTTCAAGGACCCGGGTGATACCAACCTGCCCGAGCCTCGCTTTGGCGCTGCCGCCGTCAGGCTCGCCGAGATGGGGCAGTTCCCATACTGGGCGCTGTTCGCCTTCCCGGAACTGAAGCGCCGCGCGGCCAACGCAAACCCGCCCGAACTGCTATGTCTGCGCTGTGAGGATGCCATCATCCTGGCGCCGAACATCGATGGCGAGAAGCTGACCGGCATGCTGATCGCGCAACGCAGTGCCTCCAACAGCATCCGCGAGATGCAGACCCCGGACGGCAAGACCATTCTAGTGCGCCTGCCTCGTCTGGACGACAAAGTAGTCGCCATCGAGGAGCCGGAGCTCAGAGCTCTGGTATAGCCGGCAGCAGCCCCATCTCGATCTGCAGTTCGGTCTCATTCGGTATTCGGGAATAGCGAAGCCAGAACTGGATCCTGGCCTCTCGCTCAGCGCTGTAGCAGTCCTGCGACCTGAACCACTCGCGCCATTCCGATGAGCCCTTGGCCTGGTTGTGCTCGAGACATGCCGGCAGGCAGTTATTGCTGACATCTTGGCCGCCCTTCGTCCGAGGCTTCAGGTGGTCAATCGTAAGCGATGCGTTGCTGATCGGCGGCTCGCCGCAGAAACAGCAGCAGTTACCCCAGGCATCTTTGATCGCCTTCCGCCATGCTCTTTTTGCCTGTCCGCTGTTGAGATATGCCATGGTTGCCACTAATTCGTGGTACGAGAAAGCAACACCCTCCTGGGGCAACTCTTCTCCCGAACCGGGAGAATTAGGCTCGAATGTCATCTATCGAGCTTGCTATTCAGTCTGTTTGACCATACCTAACCAAAAGAAATCTGCGAATCTTTTGCTCAAGGCTAGACATGGCCATCACGGCAACCATCCTTAGGATACCACCGGTGGCGGCATACTAGGACCAAAGGGCAGACCGACGTGGCGCAGTTCCGAGCCGAGACACCGGAGATCATCTACCAGGTCCTGAAGGCTGACGCGCAGTTCATGTCGCTGGTCGGCACCTATACCTTCACCCTGAACTCAACCGAGATCGAGGCCCTGTCGATCATCACGCCAGGCGCCCCGCTCGACCCGCTGCAGTCCGTCTCCGGCTTGGAGGTCCTGATCCACGACATCTCGATCAAGCGCCGCCTGCCGTTGATCACCCGTTCGACCGCGAGCATAAAGACATGGCGCGTCTACATGCTGGCCTGGCCTGGCGCTGACGGCTCCACGCTGGAGGCAGCCTCCGACCGCTGTCTTGAGCTCTTCAGTGATGCCAGCGTGATCGACACCGCCTCAACCCCCAGGGGCATCGCCGCCAACGCCCAGATCCTGGTGCAGATCCCCAGCACCTCCGTCTGCGGATTCGAACCCGCAACTATCTCGCCCATTGAATCGGTTACGCAAGCCCAGCCTCCAGACGCGTGATCGGAATCATAGTTAAGCGAGCGTCGCGACACCGTGGCTACAGCCACCCTCTATAACCACACTAGAGCAAGGTTCCTGGATGGCACTTTCAAGGTCGGCGACACATACCGGATCAGCCTTTACAGCAGCCTCGAGTTCAATGCAGAAGCAATCACAAAAGCCCAAGCAGAAGAAGGGGGAGTCCAGCTCCCAACGGCGAACGGGTACGTGCAAGAAGGGCAAGCGCTGACCGGTGTAGCGGTATCAATCGTCAACACGAACGAAGCCAAGCTATCCGCTAACAATCCATCGTGGACCGCCTCTGGCGGCGCACTCGTAGCATCGGATGCGTTGGTGTTCAACGATACGCACCCAAGCGACGCACCAGTTCTTCATATACGCTTCGACTCGCCAGTGGCGGCAAACGATGGCGAGCCACTTGTGATCCCCTGGTCGAGTGAAGGCATCATCACCTCAAAGGCCCCGGCATAAACAAACACAAAACCTGGAACACTAAAGAAGCAGGTAGGCACCTGCTCATTGTTTACTGCCGTAAAGGCGTCCCTACCTAGCAATGGCCAACTTTTCTACCAGCTTCGGCTACGACTTCTACTTCGTGCCCCTGCGCTCCAGCGAGGTGGATCTCGACTTCACTGGGGTGACCTCCGCTGCCACCTTCCTCGACTTTGATCCCGCCCCCGTGGCGGCCAATGCCGTTATCTCGTACACGGGCGGCGCTTCTCCGGCATTCAGCGTTGGTGCGGCCCCCATGGACATGGATGGCAGCGACCTCGCCTTCCGTCTGTACGGCCTGACCAACGCCGCCCTGGAAACCGACACCTCGACCGAGGAAGTGGTGACCTACGACGACGAGACCAGGGGCTTCAATGTCTCGCTGCCGACCTCCAAGTCCTGGAGTATTTCGCTCGCCGGCGTGGCAGACTTCAGGGATGCTGGCTACCACGTACTGCGCCTGACTGAGCAGAACACCGTGGCCGACGCGCTGCGCGTGAAGATCGTCCGGATCGGCCCCACCGGCACCGACGAAGCTCTGTACGGCTACGGCACCGTCAATGGCTACTCCGAATCGATCGAGGCCGGCTCGATCGCATCCTGGGAGGCCACCATCCAGGGTTATGGCCCCTACCGCATCGCCCCTGACTTCAACGCTTGATCGCGGTTCTTTGATCAACAATCGCGCCCCGAAAGGGGCGTTTTTTTATTACAACAATCAAGCTCGTCTCGGTAGACTAGAGCGCCGGCGATTGAGATAGGTGGCGCAACCACTTGAGTTTGAAGCCAAGGTAAGCGCCCGGGAACTGAACGACCTGCTGGCGAACATCCGCTCGCAGGGCGAGGGCGCCGCCAAGGCATTGAACGAGGCCCTGGGCGGCACTGTCACCAAGAAGCTTGTACTCGAGACCGTCACCGACGCCAGCGGCGCCAAGCGCCTGGTTGCTGTCGAAAAAGAACGCCTGTCGGTCACGGACGCCATCGCTGCAGCCCAGGCGAAGCTCAACAAGACCCAGGCAGGCAGCGCAACCTCGCTGCGCGGTCAGCTTCGCGAGGCGACGCAAACCAGAGACCAGATCGCCAGGACCATTACGGTGGTCGACGCCTACGGCAGGCGCGTCAAGGTAGCCAATGACCAGTGGGCTCTTGCAAATGCCAAGGTCCGCCAGATCAACCAGGAGCTTCAGATTGCCAGCGCCAGCGGCTTCTGGCAGCGCCTGAAGGCTGAGGCCAACCTGGGCGGCCTGGTGAGCTTCGGCAATGGCCTGACGCAGATCACGATGGCGTTAGCCAGTGCCACCATCCTGGTCGGCCAGTTCACCGGCGCCATCAACACCCTGGTGCGTGCCGCAGCCGAGGTCCAGGAGATTGGTCTGACCTTCCGCGCGATCGGCCAGGGGGCCCTGGGCGGCGTCACCGCCCTCCAGGAGAGTGCCCGCATCGCCGGAGGCCTTGGTGTAAGCCTGGATACCGTCCAGGACGGTTTCCGCCAACTCGCTCCTGTAGTGCTGCAGAGCGGCGGTTCACTGGCCGATGTCTCCGAGATCACCGAGACACTGTCAAGCCGCTTCGTCACCTTCGGCATCTCCGGTGACCGGGCCAGGCGGGTGATGAACGGCGTGGTCCAGGCCTTCGCCAAGGGCAAGCTCATGGCAGAAGAGCTCACCCAGCAGATCTCGGAAGCCGACCCGGCATTCAAGACCGATCTCGCTCGAGCGATCGGTAAGTCGGTCCAGGAACTGGAGCGGATGGTCAAGGCTGGTGACCTGACGACCGAGTTCCTGATTGAGAACATACCAAAGCTCAGCAAGTCTTCAATCCTGTTTGGCAAGCTTGGCACCAGTGCGCAGGATGCAACCGGCGCGCTCGAGAATCAGGCCGTCACCATCGACCAGGTCAGGGCGAAACTGGAAGTCCTGGGCAAGCTTAATCTGCGTGAACTGGCACAACTGGCCGCGCCACTCATCCAGGGATTTCTTGAGATCCAGGCGATTGTAACCGACCTGATCACGAACTTCCAACGCCTGGCTATCAGCAAAACACTGGTTGATGCGCTTGCCCTGGCGGTCGACATCGGCAAGCAACTCCTGCAAGTCATCAGCACCTTGGCCCTGGGGCTCGGCACTATCGCGAGCGCCCTCAGCCCACTGATCGACCTGCTGCTCAATATCCCGGGAATAGCGCAGATCGCCGCCGCCGCCATAGGTGTCAAGCTCCTGTCCGCACTCGGGCTGGTTGGACAGAAAGCACAGGTGCTATCCAATGCGTGGGCCGGCCTGAAGCAGACGTTTGCCGACACTTTTTCTGCCGCAAGAAGGGAGACATACGGCTTCAGTGATGCTGCCCAAAAAGCGCTTGACACCGCAAGAAACGCAAGCTTCCCTGACATCGCCAGCGACGTAGCGAACCAGGCATCTTCTGCCGCGACAAGCGTCGGAAATGCGAACGCGGCGATGGCACGGAGCTCTGTCACCGCACTGAAACTGCTGCGTGAAGAGTACTCCAAGGCCCTGGCTGACGCTGGAGAAGCCCAGGCCGGCGCGGGCTCCCCTGGCGAGGGTTACACAAACTTCCTGAAGCGCGAGCTCGAGGAAGCCAAGCGCAACCTGGCCGGGATCGAGGCGCAGCTCCAGGAAACCGGCGAGCGAGCTCGCGCCCTGCGGACAAATACCGGTGAGCAGGCCGGGACCGGAGGCGAGTCTGCCAAGGCGACAGACGAGCAAGTGCGGAAGATAAGGCTACTTGGTGCAGTCACTCAATCTTACCTCGCCAGGATAGATCATCTTGACGAAGCAATAGATGCTGGCTTTTCCACGAATCAGATCAATAACTTCAGGCAGTCACTCGCACAGGGACGCCAGCGAGTTATTGATATGATAGCCGCTGGAGAACCCCTCAAAGGCACAAATGGGATATTTAACGGCCTGAGAATCAATCCAGATTTTATCGCAGGCTTGAGGGCCATATCTGCTGAAAATCCATCCAAGGCAACCGACATTCTTGGTGGCTCTCTTCAGGCCCTAAAGGCTACTATTGAGGATCTCCCGGCCGACCTTGAGCGTCTCAAGAGCACTGGTGGGATCATCGACGCTGACGCAGAAAGGATACTAAAGTCTTACAATGATGGTCTCCGCGAACTGCAATCGCTGGCCGCAAATGTTCAATCGCCGACAAATATTGCCAATGAGTCTTCGGTTGACGAACTGAAAAAGCTTGAGAAGCAAAGCAAGCAACTCCGCAAGACCCAAAAGGAACTAGAGAACACAATCAAGGACCTGGACAACAGGCTCGGCGGCCGGCTTGAGGCGACAGAAGCCCTCGAACAGGCAAACCAGCGACTTGATGCCGTCAGAAAGGCAGCGGAAGACGCCGGCAAGCAACTCATCAATACCTTTGACAAGCCGTTCAGCATCACGTTCTCGGGGCTCGACGAGGTCAAGTCAACGATCTTCGACCTCCAGGACTCCCTTGACGAGCTCAACAAGGTCCAGCAGGACGCCGCCGCTGACGAGATCAGCCGCCTGAAGGAAGCCCGCCAAGAGCAACTCAAAACGCTCGAAGAGATAAAGAATAGCAGGGCCGAACTCGCCAAGACTGGCGACCCGCTTAGCGAAGTCGGCAAGGGTCTGGAAGCCAAGCAACAAGAGATCGAGGCCGGCATCGGCAGCATCTCAGACGAGATCCGCGCGCTGGGAAGCGTGGCTAGGGAAGGATCGCAACGCAACGACCAGCTCAGCAGGTCGCTGCTTGACATCACCGAGAAGTACGGTGGCGCCGAGAAGCGTGCTGCAGCCTTTGGTTCGGTCATGAGCGGACTTGAGTCCGAGATCGCCAACTACGACGCCCAGATCGCTGATGCGACCGCATCGGTAGAGGCACTAACGCTGCAACAGCAGGAACTGCAGAAAGCGACGGAACGCGTACCGGGCCAGGCGAGAGGCGAGAATTACGACCAGGACGTAGAGAAGCTCCAGCAGGTCAACACGCAACTCCAGGAGAACGCGGACAACGTCGCAAGGCTGACGGCCGAAAAGCAGAGGCTGACAGCCCAGACCAACGCCTTCGCCGCAGCGACACAGAACGGCTCAAAGCCCCTCGATGACCTCGGGATCAAGGCAATCGCCGCTGCTGGCGCCGCTGAAGGACTCCAGCGCCAGACCCTGTCACTCGGCGCCGGCCTCCGCAACCTGGGTGGCGCGGTTCGCTCTGGCGTCGGCAATGCCTTCAACGAACTGGCCGGCTCACTTGGCATCCTGGAAATCGGCTTCATCGCCGTCGGCGTTGCGGCCTCTGCCTACGCGTCCTTCAACAGGGGCGCCGCTGAAGCTACCAAGAAATCACAGGAGCGCGTCGAAGCACTCGGCAAGGCACTGAAAGATGTAACTGGAACAGACATCGAGATACAGGCCGACACGAAAGGATTCGAGACTACATGGAGCAACATTGGCCAGACTGTCGCTGGCGCCGTGGATTTCATTTCCGGCTCCCTGGAGTGGCTTAATGAGGGGGTAAGCAAAATTGGAACCGGTTTAGTTACTTCAACAGGACAGGTCGGTCAATTTGTTTCAGGACTAGGCTCGATAGCGTCTTCCATTCCTGGCGTCGTAATCGGGATGGGCGCTGCCGCTGGCGCTGCGTTGCTCCTGGCCAAGGCGATCGGCACTGTGACGGTAGGCGCTGTAGCTGCCAATGCAGCCCTCCTTGGGCCGCTTGGAATCGCAATTGGAGCAATCGCTGCCGGCCTATTCCTGCTTTCGTCGTTAAGCGATGGAGAGGCTGCTCGCCAGGCGCAGATCCAGCGTGCAAATGAAGCGACTGCCGACGGTTACCGCAAAGAGGCTGATGCAGCAGAGAAACTTGCTGCAGCGCTAAAGAGGAAGAATGACGAGCAGAATAGGGGTAGGCCCCAGGGTCCAGACGGAAAACCGCAGCCGCCACAACCACTGAACGATGACACCGACGCTGCCGCCGCCAGGTCCCTTGTTCAAGAGGTGCAAAGGCAGGAGAAATTGGTCGAGTCCCTGACCGCTACTGAGAAAGAATATCAAGACCAGTTACAGCAACTGCCGCCAATCGTCAGGACGACAGCAGGTAGCTACGCGGCACTTGGAATCAGCCTGAAAAAAACATTCCTCAATGGTGATCGTGAGCAGGCAATATCCGAGATTGCCGCAGGATTGGGGGTCACCAGAAAAGAGGCCGAGGCATATCTCGATAAAGAAATCAAGCTACGTGGGCAACTGAAGAATACCAATGCTGAACTGGAAACACAAAAGACGGCGCTAGACCGAAAAACCGCTGCAGCCGAGTCAGCAGCAAAGAGCACCGGTCAGTTGACTACTTCTCAGTTGAAGGTAGCGAGAACCTCTGGCATCGTAACCGAAAAACTGAAGGGGGCCGAGGAGAGCCTCGGGAACCTGGATCCAAAGATCAGCCCAGACGAATGGAACAAGGCTACGGACCGGGTCGCCGGCCTGACTGTTGAGCTGGAGCAGATCAAGAGCTACCAGGATCTCAGTGTTTCCCTGAAGATCGCCGCCAAAGTCGACGAATCATTGAAAAACGGTGGAATCCAGAAAACAATCTCCAACGCACAACTAAAGCTCAAAGCACTGAATGACGCCAAGACGAAACTCGACGTTGACTCGAGCCAGTTTGTTGACGTCGTACAAAACATTGCAAAGACAGAACTCGACCTGAAGCGAGTAGAAGAAAAGGAGACACTGATCAAGGTCGGGATCATCATCCAGGAGCTCGCCCCCGGGAAAGCCGAGCAGACAGTATCCAATATCCAAAGCCGCCTGTCAGCACTGAATACGAAAAAAACACTGCTGAACATCGACTCGGCGGCCTTTGACGGCACCATAGCCGACATCTTCCAGGCGGAGCGGCAGTTAGATGAGTTCGAGAAGAAGGAGCGCAAAGTCAAGATCAGGCTTCTGATCGAGGGCATCAACGGCGGGAGTATCGAAGAATCGATCCAGAACCTGCAGGCGAAGCTATCCGGAATCGAGCAGAGCATCGCCGAGGTCGACATCAACAGCCCGGACCTTCCGCTGCTGATCAGTGACCTCTTGGAGGCGCAGAACGAAGTTGATGCGCTGAACGGAAGGCGCGCAGAGGTGACCGTCGAACTGCGCGAACAGAACGGCTATGGAACAACAACCGCCTCTAGTCTGACGCAGATCGGCCGCGCACTGTCCGATCTCGAGGCCCAAAAGGCGACGATCCCCATCGACTCCAGCGAGGTCGACGTCGTCGCTGGCAGGATCGAGCGCCTGCAACTGCTGCAGGAGCTAGGCGCGAAATCCACAAAGCAGCTCCGGGAGCAGATCTGGCAGACAGAGATCAGCCTGATCCAAAAGGCACAAGAAGCCGATGAGCAGCGGCACGCCGCCACCATGAAAGCGCTAGATGAGCAAGCCAGGAGAATCGACGAAAATCTGAAGCGGTCACAGAAGGCGGCAGACGCCGCCATCAAGGCCATCAGGGACTCAATCCCAGACCCGGAGGATGGTCCAGTCGCTCGCGAGTATGCTGCATTCCAGGCAAAAGAGCTACAGAAGCAAGCCCGCTCGGGCGACAAGGGTCAAAGGCTTGCGGCTAGAGCTCAGCTTGAGGCACTGCGCTTTGCCGAGGAACGCGCGCGCAAGGAAGAACAGATCGCAAAGATTGAGGAGGCGAAGCAGGCTCGCGCCGAAGCCGCTGAGCGCGAAAAAGAGGCAATTGCCGAGGCGCGTAGACAGGCCGAAGAGCGGCGAGAGCAGGCCGCCCTGCAGGCCGCCCAGGAGATGCAGGCACTCCAGAGAGAGATCGCGGAATCCCAGAGGGTCGCGGCGCAAGAGATGATCAAGGCGGCGAAGGAGATTATCGCGCTTCGCCAAGACCTGAGTGGCATAACCGGCGGCGGCACTGGGGCGGCAGCAGCACCAGCACAGCAGGAGGCAGTTAGCTCGGCGCCAACCAGAGCCGCCGAGCGCTCCAATATCGAGGCGTTGGACCGGACAGCGCAGTCCCTGGAAAGGGTGAGGGCGGCATACGGGGAGACGACTGCTGCGGCAAATGCCTACTACAAAGCACAGGCCAGCGGCCTTGACTTGACAGGCGGATTGCTCCCTGACTCAGGAGCGGACCCGGGCCCAGCTTTAGAGGCGCGTATGGCGGAGTATGGCCGGCGTGCCGGCGGAAGCTTCCAGCGGGCACTGACGGAGGCGACGGCAGCAGGCGACCTGCAAGCATTCCAGGTACTGACACTGTTATCCGGCGCGAATACTGGCTATCAACAGAGCCTGTCTTCGTTGACGACAGCTCAGCAGCAACAGGCCGCCGCCCAGCAAGCCTACAACCAAGCCCTCGCCAGTGGTGCATCCAGCGGCGTCTTGACGCTTCTCAGGATGCAGGTCGACACCGCTGCTGCATCGGTAAATAAATTCCAGCAGGATGTCAATGCCGCCAAGATAGTGCTGGATACGTTCAACGCAACCCCGATCGGTGTCGACGTCGAGGGTGGACTGCCATCGCTTGATCCAGTGCTCAGCGACGTCAAAGAGCTCCAGGGTGCATTCCAGTCCGCCGGATTCCAGGCCGTTGATTTTGCGAACAGCCTGCAGCAAGCATCCAACGCGGATGTGTCCCAAAATCTGGGCGAAGCAGCCT